TTCGCCATTAAATCTACCTCCATTGCAACTACCATCCAATAGTACCCATCGTATTCGATGTTCTGATATGGCTTAATCTCTAATGGATTTGCAGCGTTTCTAGGCAATGTCAAAATCAATCTAGGGTTTTGCTTACCCTTGATGTTTGCTAACTCCTGAAGGAATATCTGAATCAATGGTACTGATTCGACACCATCCCTAGACCAAGCCTGAGAATTTGGATACCCATATCCAACCAAGTCGAGCCGTATAGCACTACTTGAGTTCTCTGTGTCAACATCACCGATTTTAAACTTGACATCGGGATATACGTTTGAGTAGGATTCATCTGTTACAAATTTTTCTGATATTTCTGAAGTCGCAAAGGCATCGTTTTCCTCGATTTTAAGCGACATATTTCTGTAGCCTACTGTGTACTTATCTACAGAAGCTGAGTTCGTTGTAATGACCTCATATAGCCTAATAATGACATTACCATCTTCAGGTACTACTACATTAGTAATATCTAGCTTATTCCAAGCATACATAGACCCCATAGGGAACTGCATGATTGTAAAAGTATTTGTCCATGTAAACACGTCAACCCCATCAAATGATAGGTAGCTAGATCCGATGTTAATCATCACACCTGCAAAAGTATTAGGTCTTGGTAAGTCTCCACTAAATCTTGGCTCAAAGATAAACTCAATCTGAAAGCTCAATGTGTTAGCTAAGTCCTGAGCAATAGGAATGGCTTGACCTGTTCTTGTTGTATCAAGCTCTATAAATGACAAATAAGTGTCAGCAGTTCCACTTACAGCAGAAGTTCCCCATATCTTACAATACTCACCTAAAGCATCAGAAACATACTGAATCCTTGCAGGGTTAATTCCTGTAGGATAAGATGCAGGCTGACCACTAGGAATAGCACTAATATAGTTCCAAACTCTAAGCTGATAAACCCCTGGATATGCACTTCCTGGTAAATTAAACTCCCAAGAATCTACAGAGAATGGCTCCTCATATATACCTCCACGAGCTGAGTAGTCCAATACACCAAGCTCTAGCGTTCCTGTAAACTCTGTGTAAACAGGTCTGCCTGTACGCTGTCCTGCGGTAAACTTGCAGGAGACATCCATGCCAGGAGTTATGGTAGTAATACCCTCTCTAGTAGCGTCTGTATTATAGTTAAATAGCCTATAGCTATCCTTACCTAGTTCAGACAAAGAAATAATGTAGAACTCGTTCTTCCACAAGAATACTCTGCAAAGGAACGGCTTCAACAAAGCATCTAAGAACTCGGAAATATAAACAGATGTGTTCTCAGTAATTCCATTACTTGATAGGTACAAAGGTATCTCACCATCTGTAAACACAGCATTAGAAGGAATTAGTAGCTGCTCAAATACACCATCATCTGTGTCAAGCCTTGTCTCGTAAATCTCACAAGCCATGTGGATAGGTCTTAAAACAGGGAATGTTTGGCTTAAAGCACCAAAGAATCCACCAACAAATGTGTTGCCTGAGAATCCATCAAAGTACTGCTCGTTAACTCTTTTAGAATCAAATGAATTAAATCCATCAGAAGCTGTAAACTCCATGACTTCCTGAATCCCTACTTCGTTAATTGTCAAAGTAGAGTTGTTGATGTATCCTTCCCAAAATAAGTCACCATCAATAAGTAACTTAACCTGCCACTTTCTATAGCCTCCTTCAAGAATTTCAAAGTATTCGTCACGAGAACCTACTAGCCCAAAGTTTAAGAAACTTCTCACTATCGGCTCTATCTCGTCTGCACCAAAGTTCCCCCATCGGAATTGAAATCCTGCTGTTTGTTTTTCAATAGCAGCACCAACATATCCGTACTCATAAATCTCTAGTCTGATAAGTTGCAGAGACTGATCCTCAGTTTCAGAAAAATACTTTAATTCGTAATCTGTATCGCTAGGGGTAAAGGTACCTGTTAAGTTAACTCTAAGTTTAACATCCCTAGATGGCATTGTAAATGTCCAAGGGTTTGTGCCTGAGATTAAGAATCCATTATTTATGTTATACCCAATAAGGCTAAATCCTGAATCAAATGTCCCAAGTATAGTTAAGCTAGTACCTTCCTCGTAGAATGGTTGTGGTTCTATGCCATTGACAGTTATTGTCCCTGTTCCGTTAAATAAACCCCAAATGAATCTATATTGTGCCATTGGTCAAAAATACGAAAAAAAATAAGGATTCTCTTGACTTAGAATTTTCAATCTAGTATTATTGGGTCATAATGAGACGAACACTAAACGAAAGCAGTACTATAATCGCTAAGACGATTGCTGAAATCAGGTCTAAAAGCCCTGAGATAACAGAAGAATTAATCGAAAGGACTTGCATCAACTACGAGATTGATGAAGATGTAGTCCGAAAGATTGCAGGATTTAAGAAAAGAGTAACATAGTTTTATTGGGTTTTGAGTTTGTAAAGACCTTGGTTTATGACCAAGGTTTTTTTTATCTCAACCCTCTTCTTATTTGAGCTTGCTGAACTGTGAACAAGATGTCATCCCCATAAGACACACCACGGATATTAACATCAACTGCCATAGCCCCTGCCGCCATAGAAGCTCCTGAGTAGTCCATAGAAGGCAACTGAGGTACGATGATTCCATTGGTATTAGGAACAAACAACTCAGGTCTACGCTCACCTACAATATAAGCTCTGCCCTTAGATACAGGACCACCAAATTCTTTTCGATTAGTAAATGTTGAACCTACGCCTGCGGATGGTGAACCTCCGCTACTAGCTTTACCAAATGCAGAACTAACTAAAGCTACAGCTCCTGCAATAAATACAGGAAGTAAAGCAAGACCAATAGGACCTAATCCTTTTGCCGCTTCAGTACCAGAAACAACAGCATTTCCAGTAGCTAATTGAAGATTAGAAGCATTTTCTTGGTCTTGAGCTCTTCTTGTGGCTTGAGATTTAGCTAATATAGCTGAAATAATCTTTGGAGTTGAAGTAAGCAAAGTTGTAACAAAACCTCTTAATGCTCTATCTCCTATATTTAGAGATGCAGCTATTCCTGCTCCAAGTGAACTGAAAGCATCAACAACAGCATTAATAGTTTCTGTTGTTTGGTCTTTAGTATTCGTCAATTCTTGAAGTTGAGTCCTTAAATTACCAATCTGCTCATTATATTTAGCTAACTGTGTTGGATCACTAGTTACTTCTCTCAATCTTTCTAAGTCAGCAATTTTTTGTTGCAACCCCTCTATTGTTCCAATAGAAGGAGTATCTGGTGTTATTCCAGCTGCAGTTTCAGTTGGAATAGGTACATCAGTTTCTTTTCTTTTTGATGCAATAGATCCAATTAATTTATCAATTTCTGCAAGTTTTTGCTCATATATAGCTAATAATGTTGGATTAAAACCTACATCTCCAGCTTGCTTTAAACTTGCTATAGATTCAAATAATGTCTTTTGAGTTTTTGTAAGACCTTCAGTTAATTCTTTAGATAAATCGATTTTTTGATTAAATCTATCAATTATTTGAGCCTGTAAATCAAATTCTTTAGTTGTTTCCTTAGCTGATTCAGTATTAGAATCAATTAAACCTCCTGCTTTTTCAATTTCAGCAGGTATTTTTGCTTCAATAGATAATGTTTCTACTGCTATTTTTCTTCTTTCTTCAGCACTATCAACAGTTTGTTGTATTAAATCATTTAATTCTTTTTGTACTCTTAAAACTGTAGGATCAGCAACTGTAAATTGATTAGCATTTTTAAGGGCACTTGTTTGTAATCTTGTAGCTTTCTCTAATTCATCTCTTTTCGCTAAAATTTCTTGTGCTCTTAGCTCTTCTTGAAGTAATAATGCTACAGTTTTTGCTGCATTTTCATCTATTCTTGCACTATATGCTTTTGCTGTAGCTTGAGCTGTAATACTTTTAGTTAACTTATCATAAGCATCACCAACTTTTCCTAAAAGGATTTGCTCATCTGTATAACCTTTTAATAAACCAGGATATTCTTCTTTTATTTTTTTTACAGCTAATAACCTTTGTTCATCGCTTAATTTAACATTCTCTGCTTGAAGTCGTAATAACTTTAATGCTTGAATTTCAGTTTGAGCAGATTGAGCACCTTCTAATTGAGCTTTAGTTACACCATCAAGTGAATTTTTAAAATCCTCAAGCTCTTTATTTAAATCTTTAGTTTCTTTAGTAGAATCAAAAACCCCTAATTGATATGCTGTAAAAGCTGCTGTAACAGCAGAAACACCTAAAATAACTAGGTTTGTTCCTGTAAATAAACTTTTAAAAAATGTACCTAAAGCAGCTCCTGTACTTCCAGTAGTAACTCTTAAAGCAGATAGCTGTTCTGCAAACTGTTGAATGTTGTTAGCAACACCAATAATACCAAAAGGAGCATCCTGAATGATTCGGTTAAATGCAATAGCTGATCCACCTGCTGCACCTGCTGATACTCTAAACTTATTAAATGATTGAGAAGCATTATTTGCAAAGTTCTTACTTTTAGTAGCAATACTATCTAATTGCTGCTCAGTTTCTTCCAGAGCATTGTTTAAACCTTGAGTTGCACCTTGAGATTCAGATCCAAATTTCTTTAAATCTTTCTCAACTTGATTTATGGCAGATTTAATGCCTTTAATATCAAGAGTAAACTTTAATACTATTTCATTAGCGTTCATAACTCAAAAATACTAATTTTTAGCCATCTTATCTAAGAACGCTTGTCGTCTAGCTTTTATCAGGTTGGAATCTAATCTTCTTCCTGTCCTATCCGTAGGCAGTGGGAAGTATTGTTGGATAGACTTGTTAGCTTCTTTCTTAGGAATAGAAGTATAAACCTGGTACGCTACCAATCTATATTTCTCCCAATCCCTTGCTTGACTAGTCTGATGTCCTCGCAAAGTAAGTATTGTCTCTGCAAAAGTCATTTCATAAAAATTTTTAGGAAGTATGCCTACTTCTCCAAAGATTTCTTGACAGATTTCATACCACGTTGATTTTTTTTTTCAGCAACAGAGTTTTGCTCTAGTTCTTGGATAGCAGGTAAATCAACACCCATAGATTTCCAAAAAGTATTCCACACAGAATAGATTTCTTCTCCACTTAACTCAGAAATCCACTCTCCTACTTGTTCTGCTGTTGCTGTTTTTTGAAATCCAACAACATAGTCATTTCCAATAAGTCCTGCGTAAACTAGAGTTTTAATCAATAGATAATGATTCTCTTCATTAAGTTTCATTATTCTGTCTAGCAAGTCCTCAGTTTCAAAATTAGCTTGCTCTCCGTTATAAATTATCTTAGCCAATTCGATGGCTGAAAAGTTGTTAAATCGCAAGGTTCGTTCCTGACCTCCGATTTTTAGTTTCATGATTCCTGTCATGCCGTAAATTTAGTAATTAATATGAACAAAAAAAGCCCTCATTTAGAGGGCCTTTAACTAAACACAAACACGGAAAACAGGAAATTAGGTTGGAATTGCGTCATCAATCGGACCAGAACCTGTAATTGTTACAGAATAGGTCTGATATTCAGGAGCAGTTGCAGTTTCATCAAACTGAGAAATAAATCCTTGTCCATATCGGATGTAAGAGTTATCAAGTGATTGAAACTTAAATTTCTTAGTAGTTCTTGCAATGACAATGTCAAAGATTCCTTCAGCAGAGATTTCACTAGCTCCAGGAGCTGTGTTCACATCACCTTCAAACGACATAGTCCAAGAAGCAGTAGAAGGAAGGTTTTGTACAAAGTCGCCAGTACAATCGTTGTTGATTTCTGTTGCCGCAACAGAGATGGAAAGGGACTTGGAGGAAGTACATACCGCCAATTTCCAGTTAGGAGTAGAAGTCGCAGAGCTGTCGATGTAAACTCCAATATCTTTACTAAATAATTCGTTAGCCATAGTCGTTGTCAATTATTATTTCAAAGGTAATAGAAAATATCAATTAATCAAAAGGGTACTACAATGTGGAAGTAAGTGCGGATATTTCTATAAATCCAATACTCACCTGTCCGTAACTGAACACTATTTGAAGAGTTCAATCTAGTCTCACCAACTTTCCATCCATAGGCAGTAATGTTTATGTCATTCATGTTCATTGGATTGATAATATCGTCAATATCTTCAGCAATATCAAGAGCCTGATCCATGCCTGTAGGTCGTGTAAATCCTGTTACAATGTCAACTGTAACTTCAGCATTAAACTTCTTGCAGTCAGCGTTCTGAATCTCGTTTGTCGTGATATTTGATATAATCACATAAGGGTAAGCAGCATTTTCAGGAATAGAAAAAGCATCGTATATCGGCACACCAATCTCGGGGTACAAAGCCTGATAGTAACCTGATTTTAACGCTTTAGATAAATCCATATTCAAAGATAAGTTTTTTTTAGCGATTGATATTAAATCCAAACCTTGACCCTGTCTGTCGGAAGGCAAGTCTGCATCGGCAGTTAATAGTGTTATTCATTGTTGCCCCTTGTGTTGAATCACCAGGGTATGCTAGTTGTTGACCTTGAACAATAAAGTTGTCCTTTAAAGGAATAAAGAACTTAGGATCAGTCATAATGTGAGAATCTCTAGTTCTATCATCACGCATAGCTTTCCATGCTTTCTCCCAATTTAATCCTGATGATTCTAAGGCAAATATCTGTGCCTTGCTCATGGCATTGGTAGTCTCGGTTCGTGCGATAGTGTTAGCACGCATCTCTAGGTCCACAGAGCGTATTAGCTGCGTTATCTGCTCATCACTTAACCCTAGACCTCTCTGCTTAGAGATAAGCTCTCTAACACGCTTAATACCCGTGCTAAGGACTTCGCTAATTCTAAAGATGATGTAGGTCTGCAAAAAGCCATCCATGAGCCTTCTCCAAAACGAAGTCATCTCACTTGTCTCTTGAGGTTTTAGAGTGCTTGCAACCTCGTCAAATATGTCCTTTGTAGATATTTCTTGGTTAGTTATCGGAGCAACAATAGAGTTCCAAGTTAATGTCCCTTCATCCTCCATAATAAGCTGATACATGGCCTGATAAACCATCTTTAACCCATTGTCATCAACTTTGCCAATGTCTTGTCCTGCGGCAAATAAACTAGCCATTTCATTGTACTGATCTGACAACGCTCTTCTTATTAAACGAGCAAACCTCTTCTCAAAGTAGGAGTGTCGAGATAAAAATATGTTGTCAGGGTAATTCATTTAGCACGCTCATAGATTTCAACTGCTCCCCAAATTACTAAAAAAGCAATAGAAATCGACAATAAGTATGCAAATGGCTTATTCACCCAAATAGCAATCTCCACAATCCCTGAACAGATTGCTAAACACAGAAACGCTAGAAAGCAAATCTGTGCTAAATCCTTTAGTTTTATCATGTTTGTTGTAATAGTTTACCCCAGTTCCAAATTCAATAAATGGAGCATAATTTACATCATCTATACCTCCTGCCTTAACTATCCAAGTAAGGCCATTATTTTCAGACGCTGTTCTAATTGTTCCTTTTAAATCACCTGTTTTAACAGGAACATCTCTTTGTGCATCAGCCTCAGTTCTTACAGACCATTCACGAATTTCATCAAGAACTCCTTGCTTAACATCCTTTGAATACTGATCTAAATCTTTTAAGAGAATATCTACTCCACTTACCTTAACTTGGACTGCCATTTCTGTTAGTGGTTTCCATTGCAGAGAACGCTCGGATAGTAATATACCTTCTCAATCGGTCAACCTTCGGAGCCATAGAAGTAAAGTAAAATCCTCT